ATCTGCATATCTTACACGCAGAGTATGAATTTGTCCTACTGGACCAGTCATTGGTTGTACACCAATTAGCTCGTTTGCGATAACAGTAGGCATTACCCTTCTGATAACAGGAAGGATAACTTTGTTTAAAGTAGCAACGTTACCTGCATTAGTTGCGCCTGCGCCTGCTGTCTCCATCAGTGCTTGACGTGTATTTTCTAATGTGGTTTCCATTACTGTTCTTTTGTTGCCTTCTAGTCCCTCGCACAGAGCGTCCTTAGTCGGTTGCCAGTTGGACTCGAATAGTGCGTCTGCCATAATTAATTCTCCTTAAAATTATATTCCTGCTAGTTTTCTAAGGTTAATAATCTCAGCCTGTGCGTCCGTCGTTTCCGGGGATACATGGATGGGTTTATTACCTGTTATCACAGTTTTCTGTGCTCTAGCTTTTGGCTGTACATTTTCTTTTAATGTTTTTTTGGAAGCGGTACTTTTTGCTTCTTTTTTAACATTTTCATTAAGAACTGTTGGTAAGTATTTTTCATACTGTCTTTTAAGATTTTCTGTTTGTACTGTTGATAACAGATCTTCCATAATCTCTTTCTTATCTCTAGAAAGAGGTGTCAACAATTCTGATAACATTTTATCTCGTGCTTGCATACCTTCTGCAATACGAGCTTGTTTTTGTGCTTCTGAAATTTCTACTTGTTTAGCCGAAATTGATACATTCGCCTCTTCAAGTTGTCCTTCCATGTCTTTAAGTTTGTGAGACAGTTTTTTAACTTCTGTCCCCTCAGCTAAGTGACTTGTCATAAATTCTGCCGCAAATGCTTCAAACATTTTTCTTCCAAAAGCATTTTCTCGGGCTGATTTGATATCCTCTTTCAAGGAACCAATTTCTCCTCTGAGCGTGCTTTCAACAATGCTCTCTACTTTTTCGGCGGCCTTCTTAACAAAATTAGCCTTTGTATTACGTAAAAGTTGTTTTCCTTCCTTAACCAGTTTAACCTTCTGTTCTACAACAGATTGTTTATCTGTATGGAATTCATTCAACTCTTTTGTTAACTGTTTCAAGACAAAACCTTCTAATTTTTTGAAGTTCGTGCCTTGGGTGTTCCGATCCTCACGGAGTTCGGTTATTTCCTTCTTTAATGCATCCATTAAAAACTTATCCAGTACTTCTGCGTGTTCTTGCATTTTTTGTTTATACTGAACTCGTGCTTCAACTAATGCACCTTTATCATGGGCAAATTCTTCGACCTCTTGCTTAATAGCATCAGTCAACATATTATCCATTGCTTCTACAATTTGCTCTTTATCGTTTGTGTAACGACCAGCAAATTCTTCGCGGATTTCATTTGTAATCTGCTCACGGGCTTCGGTCAATTTCTTTTCCCAAGCCTCCGTTAACGAAGTTTTAACATCTTCCGACAGGACGTCTCCACCTAATAGTTCTTCAAAAGCGTCTGCCATATTAAATTCTCCTAAAATTTAAGATCACTAATAAAATTAGTAATCCCTTTAGTAAGGTGCTTTTGTGCCTTTTTATCATACCTAACTGCTTCAGCTAATTCCAACAATGATCCGCCTTTTTTGTAATTTTCCAGCTTCTCGTAAATTGGATCCGGGTAAGCGTTAGGGGCACTCGGTTGTGCGACAATATCAACTGTCACAATTTCAAAATCGGAGACCTTTCCACCTTCACTGACATTTCCTGATCCCCTTGAACTAACTCCTAGTTTAACACCACTCTCTAATAGTGTTTTAACTAGATTCCCCATAGGTGTTGGTAAAATTTTAAGTTTTCCTACTCCATCTGGTCCATGCATATCCATTTCTGTTATTACATGGGAAACACGATCTAAATTAACTGTTAGATCTTCTGGATGGTCGGCTTCTCCTAATACCGAAAACCCTGAGGTTATTTTTTCTTTTAGCGTTTTTACTGCTTTATTAATTTCGTTAATTGGGTAAACCCGTTGATTTTGATTTTTAACATCACCTTGAATAAAGACACCTCTCATAAAGAGATTCTTTGTTCCATTGTCATCAACGGATTCTACTTGTATATTAGCTTGATCAAAACTTAATTTCTCTACTAATGTTACGCCCATTTATTTTTTCCTTACGAACCATCTATTGGTGATTTTTTATTACTTGCTTCTTCACTGTTTTTTGGATCGGCTACGTTTGATTGTGCTTTTCCAGCTTTTCCGCCTGGTACATTTACGTTCCCTGCGTTATCTTCTTTAACAGCATTGTCGCCATGATCACCTTCAGAGCCATCATTAACTTTAACAACGTTTCCGCCCATATCATTTTTACCTGCTACAGGGGATTTACTACCTACTGCTCCGGTAGATCCACCAGCGGCTGCAAAACCTGTTTCGCTCATATTTGGATCTGGAACATTTACTGCACCTTCACCAACTTGTTCGTAATCAAGTTCTTCTTCTACTGGCTTTTCGTCGTTGCCGCCCATCATTAATGCATCTTCTTCTTCTGCATCAACCATGTCGCTCATGTCATCAACTGGTGCGTCACCCATTTCATCATCCATAGGCTCTTCATCACCCATCAATTGAGCAAATTCAGCTTTAAGTTCGTCTAAAGCATCTTCAACATTCATAAAAGCATCTTCTACAGGATCTTCGCCTGCTTCATCACCCATTTCATCATCCATAGGTAATTCGTCAGCCATTGGATCTTCTTCGGCTACTTCTTCTTGGTCAATTTGTTCGCTGTCGGTTTCGACTTCGTCTGCAAATTGATCTTGAATGTCTGCTTCGTCTACTTGTTCTTTGTCTTCTTTATCGTCGTCGGATTTTGCTTCCTCGACTTCTTCTTCTGTTGCTTCCTCAATATCTTCGTCTTCGGTTGCAATCTCTTCGTAAATGCCTCGAGCCTTTTCCACAAATACATCATGAAGGAGGTCGCTGGCCTTTTCATTTTCCTCGTTTATGATAAATTCGAGGACCTTTTCAAGTTTTTCTCTCGTGGTCATATTTTAC